ATACGGATTTAAATAGTTTTTCACAGCACTTCTTTTTAATCTATGGTATAATAAACATGCTTAAAACTACAGTGGACAAAAGACTCCACACGAGCACCCTCTTTAGGGAAGGTTCTCACTGTAGACCTTAAGCAACTCGCTTGGGGTCTTTTGTTTTAATATAGAGAAGTATCTACACTGAATGGTCCTATGGGATACCTTTTGGAAGTTGTTTTCCTAGGGGGGCTTTTCTTTTCTTTCTTTTACTTTCTTCTAAGGACTTGTTTACTTGTTCTTTCTTTTCTTTAATTTAGAGAAATTAGATACAGTAGTTATCCACATACAGTATTAGCTATAACTTGATATAATATATATATGAAATACTTATCACTATTTAGCGGAGTCGGTGGCTTCGAATTAGGAATCAAACAAGCTTATGAAATATGTAATGCTGACCGAAGTGAGAACAGAGGAGGCGAAGAGAATACGAAGGGAGACGAAGGACAGAGATTACAGCCCAAGGAGGGGAAAGAAGTTATTGCCGAGGAAAGACCAACTAGTGAACGCAATAACAACCTCTCTAACGAAAGACCACTATGTATTGGTTTCTCAGAAATCGACAAGTACGCAACAAAAGTTTATAAACATCACTTCCCAGAACATAAAGAATATGGAGACATCACAAAAATCAACGAAAAAGAATTACCAGACTTTGACCTCTTGGTCGGAGGATTTCCTTGCCAATCATTCTCTATCGCTGGAAAGCGTGGAGGATTCGATGATACAAGAGGGACTATGTTCTTTGAAATCGCTAGGATTGTTAGGGAAAAACAGCCACGCCTTTTGCTCCTTGAGAACGTTAAGGGGCTTCTATCTCACGACAAAGGGAATACATTTACTACCATCATCTCCACGCTTGATGAATTGGGGTATGACTGTCAATGGCAAGTGCTTAACAGCAAAAATCATGGAGTCCCACAGAACAGGGAAAGAGTGTTCATTATCGGACATCTTAGAGGAACAAGTAGACCAGAAGTATTTCCTTTCGGAGGAGAAGACACAAAAATTACTTACACAGATAAAACACTAGTTGCTGACTACAGATATGATGAAGGGTTAAGAATAAGAAAAGAACCAATCAGTCCAACTTTATGTGCAAGTATGAGAGAGGATATATCAAAGAGCTTGTTTATTGTTGATGACCCTAAAGTTAGAAGACTAACACCAACAGAATGTGAAAGACTACAAGGCTTCCCAGACAACTGGACTAACGTAGACATGTCAGACACTCAAAGATATAAACAATGCGGAAATGCTGTAACAGTAAATGTTATCAGGGATATTGTGGCAAGGATAATATGAAAATAATACAAGGAGACAGCTTGATTAAGCTAAAAGAACTACCAGAAAATAGTGTGGACAGTATCGTCTGCGACCCTCCATACGGTCTATCCTTTATGGGAAAGAAATGGGATTATGATGTTCCTAGTGTTGAATTATGGAAAGAGGCTATGAGAGTATTAAAACCAGGAGGACACCTACTATCTTTTGCGGGAAGTAGAACCTACCACAGAATGGCAGTAAATATTGAAGATGCAGGGTTTGAAATCCGTGACCAGATTATGTGGGTATATGGTTCAGGATTTCCTAAATCTCATAATATAGGCAAGGCGGTTGATAAAACATTAGGTGCAAAGCGTGAAGTAGTTGGAACAGTAAAGATTACTGGTCATGGTAAAGATAATGTAAAACATGGAACACAAAATAGAAATAAATTGGAGTTTGATAAATTATCTGATGAAGCAGTTACCGAAGAAGCCAAGAAATACGAAGGCTGGGGTACAGCACTAAAACCTGCACACGAACCTATTGTAGTTGCCCGTAAACCTCTATCAGAAAAGACTATTGCAAAGAATGTATTGGAATGGGGCACAGGAGGAATAAATATAGATGGGTGTAGGGTGGGAACGGAGGAAAGAGAAAATCCACAATATGAAGGGGGCGATTTAATGGCTATATCAAAAGGCGGTAAGCAAGAGTGGAAAGGCAAGAAAGAAATAGTTCAAGGCAGATTCCCAGCAAACTTCATACATGACGGTAGTGATGAGGCTACAGAAGGACTAGGAGATAAGGCTAGATATTTTTATACCGCCAAAGCCTCAAAGAAAGATAGGAATGAGGGGTTGGAGGATATGGAAGACAAAGTGAAACTAACGCAAATGAGGTCTGCTAATGGAACAGGAGATAAGAATTTTGATGGAGGATTCCAAGATTCAATACAAAAAAACAATCACCCGACAGTTAAACCAACAAAACTAATGCAATACCTAGTAAGACTAGTAACACCAAAACAAGTACCCTATTGCCCTAATTGCGACAATGTGCTAGACTTGGGGTATGAAACAAAACCAAAAGAAGTGCAAACAATGCGACAAAATAATACTGGGCAAGGACAGGAGGGACAGACCGAGGAGTTTTTGCAACAGGAAATGCTCAGCAGTATGGACGGGGAAACAAAAAAGAAAACCATTCACAATGACGAGCAAGGGTTACAAAATGATTCTGATGCCAGAACACCCAAAGACGAAAGCATACGGGTACATAATGGAACACAGACTAGTGATGGAGAAACATCTAGGGAGATACTTGGAGGAGAACGAAGTAGTACATCACATAAACGGAATGAAGACGGACAACCGAGTGGAGAACTTACAAGTGATGATGAAACAGGTACACGACAAACTGCCGAAGCCAAAAGTAAAACCAATACAATGCCCTCACTGTCAGAAGATGATAAAAGTATCGGGGCGTGTCAGAAATGTGGAGAAGCTAGAAGATGGAGAAAAGGGATAGTTTTGGATTGTTTCATGGGTTCAGGCTCAACAGGAAAAGCTTGTAAGCTAGAAGACTTTGACTTCATAGGAATAGAACTAGATGAAGAATACATAAAGATCGCAGAAGCTAGAATCTTATCCACACCTAAACTAGACAATATATAGTAATGGTATATAGTTAAGATATGAGAAAGTTTAACACAGGAGCAACAAGAGATAATGACGAGAATAAACCCGATTACGAAGGTTTCTATTGTCCGTTAGTAGTAGAGAGTTATGGAAGATACATGCACCAGCATAGAATACAGAATGACGGAAAGATGAGAGACTCAGATAACTGGCAGAAAGGAATACCTACCGATGCTTATATGAAAAGTATGTGGCGACACTTCCACAAGATTTGGATGCTTCATAGAGGTTACGAGGCTAAAGATGAGAAAGGTCACATTGTAGATTTAGAAAAAGAACTTAACGCATTACAATTCAACACTCAAGGTTACTTACATAACTTACTTAAAGATGAACAAAACTAGATACAGATATTACGGTGACAGAACAAACACCCTAATAAGAAGAGGAATCAGAAGAATGGAGAGACCTTCTCAGATACTAGAGAATCTTTTACAAATGCAGGAATCATTCACAGAAGCAGAGCTAATCTCTTTTAGACCCTTTAAAAATAACCGTTGTTTACTGGATGTTGAGTTATCCACATATGGGGAGAAATGGTCTTGACTATATATATCATTAGTATATACTAATAAATGTAAGGGAGCTAACAAACCTTGCCAAATAATATGAGCAATATACCACCAGGATATAACGAAGATGGAGAGTTCGAAGGATTCTCAAGTCGTGAAGGGTTTGAAACCCACATGACAGAAAGTGGAATACATCCAGACTACTGGTGTGACCACGAAGAATCTTTACTAGTTAACGAAAAATAATATGATTTCAGACACAGTAAAAAAGTGGGCAGATGAATTAGAGAAAGTTATAAACGAGAATACGTTTACAGTTCCAGTTTATCCAAATGCTTTCACTTCAAAGGAAGAAGAGGACACAGGTCGAGTTAAATACCAAACAAGCGATTTCTAATATGAAAAATCTATACAAAGCACTAGCGAGCTTCCAACAAGAAGTTCCAGTAATACATAACGAAACAGAGGGGTATGGTTATACATACACAAAGCTACCTAGAATACTTGAGGTGATAAATCCACTCATGAAAAAGCACGGTCTGGGGTTTACTCAAGTAGGACAAGGGAGTTCATTACTAACTGTAATCTTTCACATAGAAAGCGGTGAATCATTAGAAAGCGTGTTTGACATACCACAAGACGTGTCACTAGCAAAAATGAACGACTTTCAGGTGTTAGGTTCTGCGATCTCTTACTTGAGACGTTACGCCTTAGCTGGAGCTTTAGGTCTTGTAACTGACAAAGATACAGACGCAGCAGGAGATCAAACAAAGAAAGCCAGTCCAGCAGAGAAGCATGGACTATACTAGCAAGGTAAAGATGGCTCTAGATGATTGCAAGAAGCTAGACCATGTTGACCATGTAGAAGAAGCAGTAAAGGTAACAAGACAAATTAACAGAAGAACCATTGCAGGGCGAGAGCTCACGGTACAATTACTCAAACTCTGCAATGATAAGTCGCAAGAATTAATAAATAACGGGGAGACCCCATTTTAACAATGAAATTGATAGCAACAAAAAACAACTACAAGGAGAAAGAAAACCAACCAGACTTTAAACTTTACAAGAAAGATGGTGAGGGAAATGTTATTAAAGAATCTTACACAAAGAAAGACGGCTCACAAGGTGAGAGATGGAAGTCATTTGGAGCAATGTGGTTCAAGATCGAAGAGGGAAAGATTAAGTCAGCTTCAATTAGTATTGATGAGGAGGGCATCCCAGCACCAACACAATCACTAGACGAAGCCTTTCCAACTAACTCAGACGAGATTCCTTTCTAATATGAAAGAGTCACAGAAGATAATCGAGGAAATGATTGATGGTCTAGAAAAACCTGAAAACAACATTCTCACAGGTGATTATGTATGTCACAGAGATATACCAGACGTTGAGGACAGCTTCACTGTTTGTGGAGAAGACCCTGATGTTACTTACCTTGTCACTGTGCATAAAATAGATTTATGAAAATATCAACCTTTCACATTCAAATAAAGAACGGGCGAATGGCTTTTAAGTCAGATACCCACAAAGAGATGTTCGAGAGATACCTATCTCAATTTGAAGATAAGGAGGTTATGCTTTCACTAGAGGAAAAGAAAAGCAAAAGGTCGGGACAACAAAACAACTACTATTGGATGTATATAACACTAATAGCAGAAGAAAAGGGCTACACTCCAAATGAAGTCCACGAATGGGCAAAAGGAAAGTTTTTGACCCTTGGAATACAGGAAGTCTTTGGAGCTAAAGTCCGCATTAAAAAATCAACACCAGGCTTAACCATAGGAGAGTTTGCGAACTATCTGGCTGACATATCACTGGAAACAGGTGTGCCACTCCCAGATACTACAGACGTCTTTGGATATAGCTATCACAAATAATGAAACGTAAAAAACACAACACAGAATTCTGGAGAGTAACAAGAAACAATCTATACAAGGCTCACCCAGAGGCACAGCTTGTCCAAAACAGGAAAAGAACTCTAAGAGCAATCCTGATTAAGAAATACGACTTCTTAAAAGAACTGGATAAAGACTTCGCACAAGAATTTCTGAGTGATGTTTTATACAACTCAAGAAAGCTCCGAGAAGACACCGAAGGCATGGAAGACGAGCTTAAAAGAAAACTAGAGCAAGAATGGTTAATAGATAACGATACATTATGAGAACAGTAGAACGAGACAATAAAAGATTAGAGCTAAAGAAACGCCTCTACCATGAGGATGTGATAGTAGCGGAATACATTAGTAGTAAACCCAATGGAGCTGAATGGACACGTGAAGCTACAAGGGAAAAAATGGAATCAGAGTTATCCACAGTTAAATAGTTGCTTATATATATGATTGGTATATACTAATAATATATCAATTAATTAATATAAATATGAACTCAATAAAACGAAAAGAAAGAGTAATAGACGAAGAAGTACAAAAGTATGAAGCAGTAGACTGGACAGACTACGCACTAGTCTTCATGGTACTAGCAATAGTATTTGCAGGAGCTTGGATATTAGCAGCATTATAAAAATAAGGTATAATATATATTATGAATAAACAAATAAAAGACTTTACAGTAGAAGAACTAAAAGCAGCAGGGTTCGACCTAAAGAACCAACTAGAAGCACTTAGCCAACAACTACAAATGGTTTACGGTGAATTACAAGCAAGAGCAGAAGCTCCAAAGGAAGATAAGAAAAAGAAATAATGGCGGATTTATCAGACACAATGAGTGGCTGGGCAACACATCAAGCTCCACTTGTGTGTGCTGTTATGAATACTACTGGTGCGGTACTAGAGCTTGGTTCTGGTCACTATAGCACCACTATACTCCACGAAATATGCAAGGCTCAAGGGAGATTACTTGTTACTGTAGATGAGGATAAAGAATGGATAGAACAGTTTAAGGACCTACAGACAGACCTACACCGAATAATTCACATAGACGATTGGGATAGAATCGTTGGTGAATACGGTGTTGTTTTTGTAGACCACTCACCAGCACTAAGGAGAAAGGTGGACATAGAAAGATTCAAAGACAAGTGTCAGATTATGGTTATACATGACTTCTTGCAAGATAATGTATATGACCACCATGCTATAATTAACACATTTAAGTATAAGAATTTTTATAAGCGTTATAAGAGACAGACTGCAATAATTAGTAATGTGGTTGATGTTAGAGAAATCATATGAAAGACATAATAGGGATAATTTTACCAGTTAGGCGAAGACCGTATAACCTTACGAGATTTCATGCTCATTGGAGTGGACTAACGACAGGCAAGTCAAGGGTCTATGTGATTATAGATACAGATGATGACACCTATGACAATGTTTATATACCAAGAGAGTTTACCGTTATAAGACAATCTTATATGCCAACAGTCCCAAAGATGAACAACGCACTGCCTCAGGTACTAAAAGAATGTAAATATGTTGCCTTTATAGGGGATGACATTATACTAAAGACAACGAACTGGGAGCAACTTGTTATAGATAAGTTAAACGAGCTAGGAAAATACAGTCTAATCTATCCAAACGATTTACTACAAGGACATAAGCTGGCAACTCATACAGTATTCACATCAGAACTTTTAAAGAAACTTGGCTACATAGGAATACCAACACTCTGGCACACTATGGTAGACCTGGGATGGATGCACACAGGAAACTACTTAAATAGACCAGATGTAGACGGTGGATTTGCATACATGAAAGAAATTATCTTTGAGCATGTCCATAGAGACAACCAAAAGGCACCAAACGACCCACTATACGAACAAGCGTATGGAAGCGTATGGAAGAAGCACGATATAGTCGAATTTAATAAGTATTATCCAAAACAATTTTATGAAGACCACAGTACCCTTAATAATTAGTAATTACAATCAACTTTACTACACAATCAATCTAATCAATTGGTGGAACTTTAAGACAGAATCAAATCCTGTTTATATTGTAGATAATGGCTCAACATATAAGCCACTCCTAGACTTTTACAAGAACAATCCTTTCAAGAATGTAAAGGTTATTAAGTGTAAGGAGAATAACATGAAAAAGAATGTTGAGGAATTTCTTAACAGGGAAATACATAAACAATACAAGCACTACTGTGTTTCAGACCCAGACATAAGCCCACTACCAGATACACCATTCAACTTCTTGGATATATTTAAGAGTGTGATAGAGGACTATGGTTATGACCATGTTGGTTTTGCACTTAAACTAGATGACCTACCAGACTGGTACCCAAAGAAGGGCAACGCTATAGCATGGGAGCAACAGTTCTCTGAGAAACCACTTATGATTAACTATGACGGTGAACAGTATCAGGGGTATGAAGCCCCTATTGACTTTACCTTTTCTATGTGGTCTTCAAAGAAAGGCGGTTGGGGTTATCCAATTGACAGGGATAGATGGCACTCAAGTCTTAGGGTTCTTGAGGCTCACCACTTAGGTTGGTATCTACCAGAGCAAGCACCTAACAAAGAGATGGCTAACTACTATAAGACAGCTAGAACATCTGTTCAGAACGAAAAAGACGAACTACACGGAGCGAATAACTGGAATCCTTCACATGACCAACAACTTTCTGCTGTAAACAAAATAGAACCAGTAAAGACAAAGAAGAAGATTATTAAGTCTACAGGAGATATGAAGCATACAGAGATAATCAACGACCTGATTAAAAAGAATAACTACAAGTCATACCTAGAGATAGGTGTTCATAGGAAGCATATGAACTTCGACCATATAGAAATACCGTTTAAGATTGGAGTAGACCCAGACCACCTATCAGAGGCAGAGTATATAACTACATCAGACCAATTCTTTACCCAGCTAACAAACAAGTTTGACATTATATTCGTAGATGGATTACACCATGCAGACCAAGCACTTAAAGATATTGAGAACTCATTAAAGTTCTTGAATGATGGAGGAACAATCGTTGTACATGATTGTTCACCAACAAGTTATGAAATGCAAACAATCCCTATGGGAGACAAGGAGGTTTGGACTGGAGACACATGGAAAGCATGGATGGCTGTGCGAAGTAGACGAGAGGACGTAACTATGGATGTTGTTGATACTGATTGGGGTTGCGGAATAATCCAAAAGGGACACCAGAAACCATTTAGACTAGCTAAGTTCCTAGACTACAAATACCTAGAAGAAGACAGGGTAAACATGCTTAACCTAATAAGCGTAAATGAGTTTAAAAAGAAATATCTATGATAAGCGTAATCACAACATTCCATAACCAGAAACACTTCATAGAAGACTGTATTGGTGGCTTTATGTCTCAAGATACAAAGGAGAAGTATGAAGTGATTGCTGTTTGTGATGCTTGTGATGATGGCTCTGCGGAATACCTAAGAAGGGTTTATCCTGAAGTGTCTGTGTTTGAGGTGGACTTTAGAAACGCACCACAATCACGAAACTTTGGTAGGAAATACGCAAAAGGGGACTTTATTCTTTACTTTGATGGAGATGATATACCCTACACAAACCTACTAAGTGAGCTACATGGAGCTTTTGATGAGAGTATAGACTTTACATATCCAAGATTTAACCACCCAGACTTCGGGCTAGACAAACAAAGACTTGGGTTAGCTACACTAGAATACGATAACGCCTTCGCTAGATTCTACCCAATGGCAAACTCAGTCCTAATGACAAGAGCAAGCATTGACCCAGAGTGGGACACGAACCTTACATGTTGTCAAGATGCTGATAGATGGTACTCATTAGCTTTTGCAAATAGAAAAGGCAAGCACGTTAGAAAGGTTCTATGGGATTACAGAATACATGATAAGGGAATGTGGCAAGGGGATGGAATAAAGAAAGATGTTAAGAAGATGTGTGAATACATAGACACTAAGCATAAGAGAAGCCATCCAGGACCGATGGATACCACTCTAATTACACTAATCTCAAGAGATACAGTCCTAGAAGAATACATAGAGAACATTAAACAACTAGACATAAACAGAAAGAAATTCTCTTGGTTCATTTACATAGATACAGACAACGAAGCCCTTGTTGAAAAGGTTAAGGGACTAACTAACGACATTACAGACTTTGGTCTTAAAAGAATGTTCGTAACAGGACAACCAAACCTAGCCTCAAGCTCATCTTTTGAAGAAAGAGGTATGCACATATCAAACAATATCAAGACTATCATCAACAACATCAAAGAGATATACCCAACACCGTACATATTTATGACAGAAGACGATACATTGGTAGAACCAGACGCATATAATAAGCTTATAAACCACGTTATAAACAACAGAGCTGAAATAGCCACAGGGATAGAGGTATCAAGGTCAGTAAGTAAACACATGGGGCTTTGCATGTTAGAGGAAAAGGATGGAGAAATCATTGGTAGAAGAACTCTAAAGAACCAAATAGGCACAGAGTATGTAGATGCTTGTGGATGGTATTGTTGGGTAGCAAAGACAGATGTAGTGTATAATAATACATATACAGTGGTTGGACACCCAAAGAACCTAGGACCAGACGTTATGTCTATGTATAACCTAGTAAGGGACGGGCACAGAATACTCGCAGACTTCAGTGTCCCATGTAAACACTACCAACCAGAGACAAAGACATGGCTAGAGCCTAAAGATGCGGTCGGATTAGATATTAAATTTAACAAAGAAGGAGACACATGGAATCATCAAACAACAATCTATTAAAATACGAAAAGGAATACTGGGAAAAGCGTTATTACTTAGGAGGAAACAGTGGAGCTGGTTCTTATGGTAAAGAGGTTAGCGACAAGATAGACATCATAGTAGACCTAGTAAAGAAGAACAACATTAAAACAATACTAGACGTAGGTTGTGGAGACTTTAACTTCGGTTCTATACTGCTTCCAAAGATACCAGGAGTAAAGTATAAAGGGCTGGACATCTCACCTCAAATCATAGCTACAAACAAGTTACTACATAAAGGAGCAGAGTTTGAAGTATTTGATTGGCAGAACGAGAAGGCAGACTTAGTGATATGTATGGATGTTCTATTCCACATCATAGAGGATGAAGACTACGAAAAGCTTGCAAAGTATCTAAAGAAAGCACACAAGAAGAACCTAGTAGTATCACAGATGGGAGGGTTCGAGAAACTACCAGCACTAGCACCACACGTTAATCCAAGAAAGATGAACAAGAAAAGCATGTTTGGTAAGTTCAAAGAGTTAATAGTAATGCCATTAGAAGGAGAAGTAACAACTAAGGACATTTACATTTTTGAGAAATAATGAGCTACGTTAAGAGAACAGGAGCTAGAGAGTTTACAGTCTTCTCACAGAAGCACGCTAAACCTATGGGAACATATGAAACCCTAAGGGAAGCAAGAGCAAGACAAGTACAGATAACATACAAAGCAACCAAGACAGGAGAGTAATAATGTGGTATAGTTAGTATATATGCCAGAAACTATTGGAGAAAAAGTGGAAAGAAACCCAGATGGGACAGTTAAGTCAGGAGTATTAAATCCTAACGGTAGACCAAAGGGTGTAAAGAACTTTACGACTAAGGTAAGGGAAGCTTTAATGGTTCTATCAGAGGATGGGGAGAAGACTAAAGAAGCCTTACTTGTTGAAAAGGTATTAGAGAAAGCTATAGTTGATGGTGATTCTCAGATGTTGAAGCTTATGTGGAATTACTTTGATGGTATGCCTACGCAAAAGATAGAAGCTGAGGTAGATACTAAAGACTCAGGTCTAACAGAGGAACAGAAAGCTCAACTACTAAAGATGATTCAGTAATATGGCAAAAGCAAATGTGCAATTCACAAAAGATAATGAATACTACACACCCAAGGAATTTGTTTCTAAGTTTGGAGAATTTGACTATGACCCAGCAACCACAAGAGAAAAGGCTGAGGAATTTGGTATAGAGAATTATGACACAATAGAAACAGATGGGCTTACAAAAGATTGGACACAATACAAGAGAATTTGGATAAATCCACCCTTTACAATAAAACATAAGTTTATGGCAAAAGCGTGGGAAACTTACAAGAAAGCTAACAACGAAATATACATACTGTTCCCTATAGAATTTCTGACAACACAGAGGTTTCATAATTCCGTTGGCGGGGGAAAGTTATTTATACCAAATGGTCGCATAAACTTTCAAAGTGGTCTTGGGAAGAAGGGAAGTTCACCAGCTTTTGGGAGCATGGTTATGAAAATACAAGACTTGTGGGAGGTTGAGATGATTCAAAGATAACATGAACAAAGAAGCTCTACAAAAAGTAATAGACGGGACAAGAGATGAGCGTGCCTTCCTATGTGAGCACGACTTTTCTCTATTCTTTGCATACTACTTCACAGAGTATATCCACTATCCTTTTGCACCATTCCACTATGAGATGTTTCAAGACCTCAAAGACATGGAGGAGGGCAAGTATAGGGAGATAGCATGGATTATGTTCAGAGAGAGTGCTAAGACTTCTGTTTCAAAGGCTTTTATTACATGGTGTATTGTATTCAAGAAGCGAAACTATATAAACACCGACTCCTTTGATAAAGAGAACTCAGAGCGTATCCTATTTGACGTAGTAACAACTCTTCAGTCTAATAAGAGATTGGTTGCAGACTATGGACAGCTATATAACGCCAAGAGAAATGCAGACGAGACAACTATCAAGAGAGTATCTAACTTCATTACTAACAATGGTGTGCGTGTTGAAGCTCACTCTACTCAAGAATCAGTCCGAGGGCGAATACACAGAGACCAGAGACCTGACTTCTTCCTACTTGATGACTTCGAAACTAATAAGACTAAGGACTCTAAAGCCTACACAGAGCAGGTTATCAAGCATATCAATGAGTTGTTGGCTGGACTTGCACCTAACGCTTGGGTTATCTATCTTGGAAACTACATCACAGAGGCAGGTTCAATACAGACACTAATCAACCGTGCTAAGGAAGACCACAAACTAAAGCTAAGAATGGTTCCTGTTATGACAGAAGACAGCACACCTACATGGGGACAGAAGTATGCTATTGATGACCACACAGCAGAGCTAACAGGTAAGGTAAGTATTGAAGATAAGAAGCGACAGCTAGGTTCAGTAGTATTCGCAGCAGAGATGATGAACCAACCTATTGACGAGGAGACAACAGAGTTCAAGAAAGAATATCAGACCTTTACTAACATGGCAGAGATAGAGAGGAAGATGACCAGATGTTTTATATCAATCGATACCGCTGTATCAAAGAGTTCACACGCTGACTTCACAGGGATAACAGTTAACTTTGTAGACCACGAGAACAGGTGGCATGTCAAGGCATGGAGAGCTAAATACAATCCAGCAGAGCTTATAGACTTCCTATTCACTATGTATCACAGGTATAAGCCAGAGAAGATAGGTATTGAGAAGACAATCTTCCTACAGGCTATACAGCCATTCCTTAATGACGAGCAGAGGAAGCGTAATACATTCCTACCTATCGTAGAGCTACACCACAACCAAACTGCTAAGGAGACCCGTATAAGAGGTTTGATTGCAAGGTATGAGACAAAGTCCATTGTGTTCTTTGAAGATGAGTGTAACGACCTGTTAGACGAAATGAGAACATTCCCCAGAGGATTACACGATGACATACTAGACTCGTTAGCTTATCAACAACAGTTAGCACAAGCACCTCATAGGGAGAGCTATGAAGACATTAAAGAGAGGATAGAGATAGAGGAAAGGAACACCCAGAACTATGCAAGGTAGCTAGGTCTGTGGTATAATAATCACACATTTGCGGTTCATGGCAATGAACATATTTCAATTAGTAAAAGAATATCAAGAAGATTACAAAACACAGGAAATCAAGATAACAGATGGTTATGATTTCAACCAACACAAACAACTCAACACAATTGAGCTGTATTACAATTCCCGTTTCGAGACAGGAATGATTGATTCACAAGGAATCGAGAAAGCATTTTATAACATTAACAAGTCAAGAGTTCTTGTAGAGACAAGAGCAACAGACCTTGACACTAAGGACATACAGATTTCTGTAGATGACATAGACAACAGCGTGAAAGCAATGTTGTTCTCAAAGGAGAATAAGCTATGGATGAAGAAGACTAAGTTCGGAGTATTCCTAAACAAGCTAGGCTTTACAGCATCTAAATATGGTGGTGCAGTAGTAAAGAAGATAATGAACAAAGGACTACTAGAGTTACACGTGATACCTTGGAGAGATTTGGTTACAGACCAGTCAGACATTGAGTCAGGAGTTATCATGGAGCGACACTTCTACACACCAGCGCAGCTTAAAGCTATGGAAGGTAAGTGGGACAACATTGATGAAGCCATCAAGACAGCAGACGACTCAAAGGCTAACGCTTATGAGGATGGAACAGTAGAGACACAAGGAGACTATATTGAAGTGTGGGAAGTCCACGGAGACATGCCAGAGACCTACTTGAACGAAGATGGAGACGAGAGCAAGTTCGTAAAACAAATGCACGTTATTGCAGGAGTGAACTCAACTACAGACCAACAAGGTGATACAGAGTATTCAGGAGTAACACTATTCGCAGGAAAGCAAAAGGAACTACCATACAAGTATTTCTCACGAGAAGAACTATCAGGAAGAGCACTAGGAATCGGTGTCGTTGAAGATACAGAACAAAGCCAGATTTGGACCAATAAAGCAGTAAACGAAGAGAAGAAGGTTATGGAGTTAGCAGGTAAGATTATCTTCCAGCAAACAGGTAAGGGAGCAGTAAAGAATATCCTTACAGGAATAGATAACGGTACTATCCTAGACAACAAAGGAAACCAGATTACACAACTATCTACAGTTCCGTCAAGCCTACCAGAGTTTAGAAACCTAGTAAGCCAATGGGATACACAAGCAGAGCGAGTTACATCAACTTATGCTGCAGCTACAGGAGAGTCACTTCCATCAGGAACACCTTACAGACTAGGAGCAATCCTTAACCAAGAAGCTAACTCACAGTTTGATTACATTAGAGAGCGAAAGGGACTATTCATCGAAGAGCTTTATAGAGATTGGGTATTACCTTATCTAAAGAGCCGAGTAAGCCAAGAGCATGTTCTAGTATCAGACTTCTCAGCAGAGGAGCTAGCTATCATAGATAAGTCATTCTCTACATACAACGTAAACAAGAACATCAAAGACGCTATCCTTGGAGGAAAGGTAGTCTCACCAGAGATGGTTCAGCAATTCCAGTCACAGGCACTAGAGTTCATTCAGAAGACAGGTAACAAGAGAGGTATCGCAGTTCCAAAGGGATACTACGATGGTATTGAATACCAACTAGACCTTCTTATCACAAACGAAAACAAAGTTAAATCAGTATACTTGGAGACACTATCTAACATCTTAACTACAGTATCTCAGAATCCAAACGTATTGACTGACCCTAAGCTATCGAGAATCTTCTCAGAAATCATGCAGACAGCAGGATTCTCACCAGAAAAGCTTGCCTCAATTGAGCAAGTAACAGCACAGCCTTCAAACACTCCACAGTTACAAACCGAACAACTTCAAAGAAGTGAAGCGGTAGGAGCAGGAGGAAATATTACAAGTTAATCAAACTAATATATGGTAGAAAAAACATATAACCTCACAGATGAGGAAAGAAAATTAGTTGCGGAGTTTCTAAAGAATGAGAAACTTGTTGCAGCGGTGAAAAAAGTAATGTTTAAGAGTGTCTCACGACAAGTAAACATTGAAGA